ACAGAACAGAGGATTTCGTGGGGCGCAGGAGGGCAATAAGATCGGTGCCCGGCGAATCGAAACCTGTCGTTAGGGCGCCGACGCTGACGAGGCATCGCAGGGTGCCGGCCACGTGGGCGCGAATCCATCGATCGCGATCTCCGGACGCCGTCCTTTCGGTGATCATCTCGGCATCTACGCCAAGCGCGCGCAGGGCGGTGCAGACGTGCTCGGCGTGCTGAATGTTGACGGCGTAGGCAAGCCACCGGCGACGATTGGCGCCATAGTGAACGATCTCCCGGCACGCCGCCTCGACGATCTGCGGGACGTCGGCGACGGCGGCGATTTCCTTTTCCGTGTAGTCGTCGCCGCGCACGCGGATTCCGGACGTGTCGATGCGCGTTGCCGTCTGCTGCACGCGCAGCGGGGAAAGAAAGCCTGCCTCGAGCAATTCGGCGATCGTCACCTGTGCGGCGATGCCGTGAAATATTGGCTCGACGCCATTCTCATGCGCGTGCAGCCACACGCCGTTACCGCGGTACGGCGTCCCCGTCCACCCGATAACCGTCATGCCGGGATTCCATCGCCGGAGGTCGGCGATCAGTTTCCGATACATGCCCTCATCCTTGCGCGGGATGTCGTGGCATTCGTCGACGAGCAGCACGTCGACGTGGCCGAGGTGGGTGCCGCGCCGATAGAGGGTCGCGATGGTGCCGTAGGTAATCGAATCGATGCGGCGCGAATTCATGCCGGCACTGAGGATGCCGAGAGGAGCCTGCGACCACACGCGGGTCAACTTGTCGGCATTCTGCCGACACAGTTCGCGACTGCGTACCGCCATGACGATGCGCGCCGCGCTGTAGCGCGCGAAAACCCGCTTACAGAATTCGGCCAGGAGGACAGACTTGCCGGCGCCCACGCAGGCGGCGACGATCGGGTTTTGACCGGGGTGTGCGGCAACCCAGGCGAACAGATCGGCGAGCAGCTTTTCCTGATAGGGGCGCAGGATCATAGCGGCAGGACGTGCGTAAATGGATCGGCGGCCGGCGTCGACGTCGGGTGTTGCGTGACCTCGGCGAGCGTGCGGCCGCAAAACCTGCAGTGGCCGAGGCCCCAGCGCGCGCCAGTCCACCGGTGGCGGCTGCCGACCGGCAGCCATGTCTTAGGACTGCGGCCGCCGAATAACGAGCACGGCAGCACGCGATCGCGCGGCGCCGCGCTCACCGCGCGGCCTCATCGAACAGCGGCCCGCATGCCTGCGTGGCGAGGCGCGGGTCGCCCTTGACGAACACCAGGACATTCTGATGTGTCTTGCATGCCTTGCGGGATGCCGAGAATTGCTTTGTCGCGCGCATGGCGGCGCTGCCGACAGGGGTAACGAGGATCATCTCGTTATAGAGGTCGCAGCCGACCTCGCGGAATGCCGCCACGGTGTCGGCGACGAAATTGCGCAGGCGACCGCGGTTGTCGCGGAAATCGCCGACGACGACGACTGCAAATCGGTTATCGCGTAGGCGCGCGACGGCACCGAGGATGATTCGCTTAAAGGCGGCGACGAATTCGTGATAATCCATCTGCGAAAGGTCGCGGGGATCGTCGCTATAGACCTCGAGGTCGCCGTAGGGCGGACACGTGAAAATCAGATCGGCCTCGGGCGCCTCGCGCACCGTGGCCGTGCTGTCGCCGCAAACCCATTCGATCTGAGATTCTGCAGCCGCCTGCGGGTCGATCTCCGCCCACTGCACGCGGTTTGCGTCGATCTGCGCGGGCCGCAGGTCGCATCCCCAATAGCGGCGCCCAAGGACGGCGGCCACGATGCCGCGCACGCTGCCGCCGGCAAAGGGGTCGATGATTTGGCCGTCCGGAGGCGAAAACCATTTGTAGGCAAGCTCGCAGACGACGGGATCAAAAATCGACGTGCCCTCACCGTGCTGCGCACCCTGCAGGCCGAGGCCCTCGCGATTGTTCTCGATCCAATCGTGAATATTGTAACTACGCGCGTCGACGCGTTTCCGCGTGCTCTCCTTTTCGCGATAGAAGTCGATCGCCGCCGCCTCCGGGTTATAGGTCAACCCGATCTTATAGGTCAACCCGATCTCGCGACCGATCTCGGATTTGATCCCCATGGCGAGCCATTGGCGCTTGCGTTCCTGCCAATCGCCGCCGCGTGCGTCGAGAACGCTGAAGGGCGGGAAGCCGAAACGCTTTGCGAGCAGTGAATCGCGCGCATTCAGGTCGACGGCGTCGCCCAGCAGGTCGGTGGTGCCATGGAGGTCAGATCGCCCCTTTTTCGCCATGTTCATCCTCTACCATCGTATCGGTTATGCGGGCGCCGTCGAACGTGTCGCGGATCGCGCGCACGGTGGGATCGACGAGCATTTCGCGGTTCTGTTCGCAGGCCGCGATTTCCTGCGATGAAAATCCGCCGGAGGCCTGCGATCCATTGATGAACAGGCCGGCGCCGCTGCGCAGGCGGTAGCGCATCCAGTTATCGGTGTCGTCGCCGTTTTCCGGTGTCGCCCACGTCTCGAGCAGCACGGGCAGAAACCGGTGGGCATCACAGCCGCGTGCCTGGAAATTCGGCGGAATCGCGCCGCCGTGGCGCGCGCACATCCACACGGCATCGCCGGACAGCGTCGGTGTACTGTGCGCGCACGTCCTGCAATTCACGCGCGGCACGGCGGAGCCGTGGCAGATGGCCTTGATGCCGCACGAATCGCAGGGCTTGAGCAGCGCCGTCGCGGCGGCGCGCGGCGGCGGCTCTGGCGCCTCGATGATCGCCCGCGCGCGCTCCATCAGGCGTTCAAAAATCGCGGCGTCGAACGCAACGCGTTCCGTATAGAGGTGCGACGTGTTTTTGTTATTCGCCACGTAGAGGGCATCGTGCACGCCGGTTAACCCCATGTAAATCTGCATCTGCGCGTAGTGCTGCGGTTTCGCCGCCATCACGCGCAGCTTTTCGAGGTCCTGAAAGGATCCGTTCGAATGCGATTTGCATTCGAACACGTGGTAGCGCGTCGGCGCCTCGGGAACGCGAAACGCCATGCCGTCGAGGCTGCCGCCAAAGTGGCCGCCGAGGGCGCGCACCTCGATCTGCCGGCCCGTGCGCGGGTCGACCGTCGTTACCTCGAGGCCGGCGGCGCGCAGGTCCTCGGCGACCTGCGCCTCGATGCGGTGGCCTTCTCGCAGCAGCCGCAACATGCGGCCGTCAAATTGTTCGGCGGCCACCCAATGAAACGCCATCCACACGTAGCGCGCGCAGGCGTGGCCGATCAGCGACGCCCCCATGTGGTAGCGCATCGGCGTGCCGCCGGCCGGCGCGTTTTCGCCGTCGTCAGCGCTGTCCGGCAGTTCGCCGCGCTCGCGCGCCTCGTAGGCGCGATAGACCAGGGCCGCCGTAGATTGGTACGGCCCGCGCAATGCGGTCATCGTGTCGTGCTCCCGCAGGAAATCCCGCGACCGGGCGGCCGCGGGGCAAGCCTAGGCTCGGCTTACTTTTCCCAGGGCATCTTCGCCGGCGCCGGCGGCGGCGGGGGCGGTGCAGCGACCGCAGGGGCGGCTGCAGGCGCCGGCGCCGCGAACGGCGGCACGGCGGCAGGGGCGGGCGCCGCGGCGGCCCAGGCGGGCACATTGGGGGCGGCGCCGGCGGTCGGCGCGTGCTCGACGACGGCGACATTCATGGTCGCCTCGTCCCACTGATTCGCGGGCGCATACTTCTTGATGTTGTTCTGTTCCTCGCTGATCACGTTGCCGGCGGCATCCTTCTTCTGCGGGCGCACGCCGACGCGCGCGAGGAAAAACTTGCCCACCAGCTCCTGGTCGTCCTGCATGGTCTCGCGAATGCCGACGGCGGCCGCGAGGGCGGCGAGTTCCGACTGCCCGATGCGCTCGGCCTGCGGATTGCTGTTGCGGGTGTTGAAGCCGACGAACATTTTGCGGCCCTTCATGCCGTCCGGCTTGACGGCCGTGAACGTGCACGCCACGCGTTCGCTGTCGGGGTCGCGCTGCGTCGGACCGGTTTCGACCTTTTCGATGCGGAAAATGTACATGCCGCCGGGAAGCAAATCGCTGCCGCTGGCGGGATCCGTTGCGGCGACATTGAAACTGAGACGTGCCATTGTGGTGCTCCTGAGGTGTGGTAGGTGGGGCGGGGCCTGATACCCGCTGACAGGTTCAAATCTGAATAACTAAAGAGGTTATCACATGGGGCGCGGCACTGTCGACAGAATTTTCTGTTCGATGTGCGCGAGATTCGCGGGTTCCCAAAATTCGAGTACCGCGCTCCGGTCCTTCGCGATGTGCGTTTTTGACGCCCCCGTCTGCAGGGCGCGCACCTGCCGTCCGTCGACGTCGATGACGTGCAGGGCAAAGACCTCATCGAAATAGTAGGCAACGCTGTACGTGCCGTCGGTGAGAATCTTGCCGGGCAGCGCGGGCCGATACATGCCCTCGCTCAGCTCTTGCTTGCACGTCATCAGGACGTTGCGGCCCGGCAGGTCGCGGAAATCGGTGATCAATTGCACCATCTGCTCGGCCATGCCGCCGTAGGCACGCCGGGGATCCGCGGCGCCGCTCTTGGCGGACAGCAGCACGGTTTCCGCGATGTCGGAGATGCTGTCGACGGCGACCCATCGAAACTTTCGCCCCTCCGGGTGATCGCGCACGAACCGATACGCCTCCTTGACGTCGTCGAGGGTCGTCACCTGAATTGCCGGGATATTGTGGCCGCGCAGCGACAGCAGCCCGCGCTCCTTGCTGATGATGATCATGCTGTCCACGGTGGAACAGAGGACAGTCTTGCCGAATCCAGACGGCGCGTGCACGAGGATTTTGATGCCCTCCTCGGCGGCCTGCGCGGTCGTGCAGAGTTTCATCGCCATGCGTTAGGCTCCGGGCGCGAAAACGAGGCGCCGCCAGTGGTAAACGGTATCGTAGACGTCTTGGCGGCAATAATCGATGACGTCGGCAAGCCGTCCGTCGCGTATGGCCGGCCACACGTCGGCGCCCGTCATGCTGACCTTGCCGTTTCCGCCGAGGGCGCGCGACAGGCGGTCGGCGCTGATCTTTCCGCGGTGATCACAGGTCCATTTCAGCATGACGTCATAAACGGACTGATCCCACGGGCGCGCGTCGAACGGCAGGAATGCGGGCGGCCGCGCGCGCAGGACGACGCTGCGCTGAAAGAGCATGCGCAGGTCGAAGGCGATGACGTTGTGGCCGACCACCTGCACGGTGCGGTCCCCGGTTTCCGCCACGTGGGCGGCGCGCGCGTCGGACAGGCGCGCGTAGAACGCCGTCAGCATGTCCATTTCCGCATGCAGGGTCTCGCGGTGGCGAAACATCCCCTCCCACCGGATCGCGTCTACGCGCACGCCGTCGTCGGTTATGCCGTGGTCGCTATCGCCCACCGCCCAACAGATGACGGCGACGTGGCCGCGCGAACCGTCGAATGCCGTCTGCCGCCACTGTTCCTCGGCGAGCGCCGGCAGGCGATCGGCGCGCCACGCCGCAATCGTCTCCGGCCTGCTCATGTTCGCCGGAACCGGGATTTCCTCGGCGATGTCTTGGTAGGAATCCCGGTCCTGACAGGGTATGGTCTCGATGTCGAGGAAAACGCGAAACGTCATGGGCGCGGCATCCAAAAGCGATTGAATTGCTCGGCGACCTCCGCCCTGCTGAACGCAGCGAATCCGTCGGTGTAGTTCCGGATGCAGTCGACAATATGGGCGGCGTTGAAATAGCGGTGATCCGGAATGCGCGGCGCGAGGGATGGCGTCAGCGTCGGCGCCTGCCTGCTGGGCGCATCCGCCATCGCGATGGCGGTTTCCACCGGCGGCCGCGGCGGTGTCTGCGGATCCTCGGCGGCCGCGGGGGCGTCGCGTGGCGCCGCCGCCTGCAGGCGCTCGAGGGCCGCGATGACGTCGGCGGTCGTGCGCGCGGCCTCGTCGGCGAAATCCGGATCAAAGGCACCGCGCGGCGGCCACCCGTGGCCCTCGCGTAGCGCCTCGATGATGCGCGCGATGTCGCCGGCGTGCATCGGCGGGGATTCCATCATCACCGACATCGGGACCTCGCGCATGCCGGCAATCCGGATGCGCTGCGCCGAAACCCGATTCTCCTCGCGCCGCGCGGCCTCGATCTTTGCCGCCGCCTGCGCCGCCGCCTTGGCCGCAGAGGCCCGATTTTCCATTTCGATCAGCGCCGCGAGGGTTTGCTGCCGCGCCGCCGCCGCGGCGGCAGCGAATTCCTCGAACGTCGCGACGTCGATGGATGCGACGTTTGCGATGGCCTCGCGGATTTCCTCGGCCGTCGCCGAATGAAAAACGGCGGGATGATTGCGGATGGAGGCGATCGACGCCTCGAAATTCGTGCGGCGCGCCGCCGCCGCGCGTTCGCGCGCCGCGGTCTCCTCGGCGATCCTGCGCTCGCGCGCCTCGAGCAGCGCCTTGATGGGGTTCTCGATGTCGGCGATCAGCGCGGTTATGCGCTTCGCCTCGCTGTCGATCTGTTCGCAGTACCGCAGCGCCGGCGCCTTGATTTCCTTGCGCTTCTTTTCGAGCGCCGTGCGCATCCGGGTCAGCTCGCGCACGGCCCGCGTGGCGCCATCGCGATCCGCATCGACCTCGACGTCATAGCGCACGCCGTCATAGCGCGCCGTGGCGCGCGCCACCTCGACCTCGAAATCCCGATAGGGTTCGACGGGTGACGGATTGCCTTTGACGATTTCCTCGGCGCGGCGCCCGCGCTCGGCCAAGTCGGCGGCGGCAGGATTCAGGGGGACCATGGCAGCACATCCTTTCTAGACACGGGGCGCCTAGGCTATCACCGCCGGGCGGCGCGCGCAAGTGTTGACGGCGGCCATAACTGCCGATAACCTAAGGGCGCCCACAAATGAGAATCCCGAAAGGATAGGAAATCATGATCTCCGCAACCCGCGCCCTGATGCGCCGGCGCGCCATGAAAAAACTCGTCGCGACCTACGGCAGTCAGCGCCGCCTCGGCGCCGCCATCGGGTGCTCACAGGTCTACGTGAGTCAGATCGTCACGGGCGCCAAGGTCCTCGGCGACGTCGCCGCCGCACGCATCGTGGGCCGCCTGCTCATGCGCGGCAACCGCAGCGCCACCCTGACGTGGATGAATACCGGCGGGGTGCGGTCGTGAGCGCAGCGCGGATATGGATGCAGCGCGAAGGGCACTTTTTCGACTACGGCGATCCCTACGGCAGCGTGTGGGACGTGCAGGACATCGCGCACGGCCTTTCGCAGATCGCCCGATACCTCGGCCAGGGCGCGGCGCCCTACACGGTGGCGCAACACAGCGTCAACGTTGCCAAGGCTGTCGCCGCAACCCAGGCGGGATCGCCGACCGCCAAGGCTTTTGAACTCGCCGCCCTGTGTCACGACGCCCATGAATTTGCGGTCGGCGACCTGCCGTCGCCGATGAAAACCATGCTCCCCGACTACGTCATGCTCGAGGCCATCGTGGAGGACGCCGTGCGTCGCCAACTCGGCGTAACCGATAGCCTCGCCGCGTGGACGATCATCGC